CTCCAGATCCAGGCCAGCGGCGTACTCAAGGCGCAGGTCGAGCAGCGCGATGCTTGGATGCTGGAGTCGGCCCGTAAGGTCGGCAAGCTGTCCGCCGAGATTACCGCCCGCGACAAGTCGATTGCCGAACTGGAGGCACAGAAAAATGAGCTTACCAACCGAAAAGAGCGAGTCCGCACAATCGTGCGAACCGTTGTGGCTGAAAGTCCTGATGCCTGTATCAAGGCTCCTGTGCCTGTTGATGTTGCTCGGGCTGTTGACGCTGCTCTTGGCTGCTTGTGGCAGCCAGCCGGTACCACCCAGAACGCAGGTCGTGGTGATCGAGCCACCGGCGGTGATGATGCTGGACTGTCCCCGCCCGAGCGTTGATCTGTCCACCAACGCGACGGTGATTGACAGCCTGATCGCCGCACACGCGCGGATCGTCGAATGTAATCTCGACCGCAAGGCGGCGCGCGAGTATGTGGAGGCGGCAAAAAAAAGGCTTGACATGTAGGGCCAATGGCCTTATTGTGGGTTCAAGGCGGCGGGCCAAGCTCTTCATGACACCCACAAATCGCATGCCCGCCGCCGACTTTATAACCAACAGGAGAACACCATGGCACAAGTAGCCGAGGTACTGAACACCCCCGCTCAGCGGGTCCGAGACGCTGTAGAACAATCACCCGACACCCGATCTGCCGCCGAGCTGCTGGAATCATGGGCTCGCATTGATCGGGCGCTGTTCGATTACCTGACGAAACCATGGCTGGCTCGCGCATGTGATGAGGCCGTGCGAACGGTGACGCGCGACGAGCGAGCCGCTATCTGCCGACCATGGACAGCACCGAATTATGATGAGGGTCGGATGGAAACGTTCACATTGCCGAAAAGAGAGGCCACAATGGAACGACACGAAGAACTCAAGGCCCTACGCAAGCAGGCAGGGCTATCCATCCATGAGGCCGCCATGCTGTGCCATGTGAACGACAGAACATGGGGCCGATGGGAGGCTGGCGACCGCCGTATGCCCGAAGGCGCGCTGGAGTTGTTCAAGCTCAAGGTAAGCAGCAAGTCGGCCTGATGTCGAAAGCCTCACGCTGGGTATACCACACCGCCCGCTGGCAACGAATGCGACTACAGCAGCTCAGGGACGAGCCGCTTTGCAGGTATTGCGCCGCAATGGGCTGGGTAGTCCCTGCGACTGTTGTGGATCACACGATCCCTCACCGCGGCAGCCGCGACCTGGCGTTCGACCAGGGCAATCTTGCCAGCACATGCAAACCATGCCATGATCGGCTGTGCCAGATCAAAGATAGCGGCCAACCAGTACCAGGTTGCGACGCTGACGGATACCCGATTGATCCGGTGCACCAATGGGGATCGCGGGAATGATAGTTAGTGTTCACTTCGCCGTATACGCAGTCAGGCCAAGGGGGTACGAGCAACAGTCCAAAGCCCGTGACCAAAGGAACGGCGTGGGTTCTCAAAATTTAGAGGCCGCATTTTGCGGGCGAGTGGGGTTAAGCGATGAAACCGGTATCGATCAAGCGGCTTGAGGGCAACGTGGGCAAGCGGCGAATCCCGAAGGACGACGAGTACTTGCATGCTTCTGGCGCTCTGATCCGACCCGATCACGTTACCGGATATGCGGCCGAGGTATGGGATCGCGTCGTCTCTGCGATGCCTCAGGGATTGTACGGGCCGCCGGATGCCGAGGCGCTGGCCGCCTACTGCGATGCCGCTGAAACGCTGAGGGATGCGCGGGAGCATCTTGCCGCCGAGGGGCAGGTGTTGGAGACCGATTATGGCCCGAAGAGAAACCCGTGGGGGCCAATTGCCGGGCAGGCGCGCCAGCAGATCAAGGACCTTGGCACGAGGCTGGGCTTGGACCCGATTGCGCGTGAGCGGATGAGCCAACCAAGCGGCCCTGGGAAATCGAAGTTCGCGGGGCTGGCGGCAATCGGTGGCGGCAGAAAAGCGTAAGCGGGTAACGCTCGACTGGCTGATCCTATCGCCGGCAGACACGCTGCGCTACGACGCGGCTGCTGGGTACTGGCGCAACCCGGCGCGAGCGCGGCGGGTAATCGAGTTCATCGAACAGTTGACGGTCCCCAGCGGTGTTGGTGCTGGCAAGCCGGTCAGGCTGCGCCTGTGGCAAAAACGGTTTCTGCGGGACATCTATGAGCCGTGCCGCGAGGATGGCAAGCGGATAGTGCGCGATGCCGTGCTCAGCGTGGGCAGAAAAAACGGCAAGACCTTGCTCATATCTGCGCTGGTCCTGACGCACCTATTTGGCCCTGAGGCCGTGATGAACGGCGAGGTGTACTCAGGCGCGAATGACCGCGCTCAGGCGTCGATCATCCACAAATTCGCCAGCCAGTTCGTGCGCGCAGAGCCGGAGTTGTCCGATGTGCTGATCGTGGTGGACTCCACCAAGCGCATTGCGTGCCCTGGCAACGGATCGTTCTATGCCGCGCTGTCTCGGGAGGCTGGGACGAAGCACGGCCTGAACCCGACGCTGACGATCTACGATGAGCTGGCGCAGGCGAAGGACCGCGAACTCTACGACACCCTGAACACTGCATTCGGCGCCCGCGATGAGCCGCTATTTGTGGTGATCAGCACTCAATCGCGCGACCCGCAGCATATCCTGAGCGAGCTGATCGACCGGGGGTTGAGCGGCAACGATCCGGCAGCCGTGTGTCACCTGTACGCAGTGCCGGACGATGCGGATCCGTGGGACGAATCGCTCTGGCATTTGGCGAATCCCGCATTGGGTGATTTTCTGTCTCTGGCGGCCGTGCGGAAACTGGCGAAACAGGCGCAGGACTCGCCGAGCTTCGAGCCGTCGTTCCGCAACCTGGTGCTCAACCAGCGCGTCGACCTCACGCCGAGCATTGTCAGCGTAGGCGACTGGCGTGCGTGTGGTGCTGCTGGGCCATTACTGGAGCCCGGCGAGGATATCTATCTCGGCCTCGACCTGTCGGCGACAACCGATCTGTGCGCATTGGTGGCCGTCAGCGCGCGCAACGGCGATCGGCTGGCGGCGTGGTTCTGGAAACCCAAAGAGCTGATACGTTTGCACGAAACTCGCGACCGCGCACCCTATGAGCGGTGGGAGATTGAGGGGCACTTGATCGCAGTACCGGGCCGAGATGTGGATTACGACTATGTGGCGACGATCATTTCCGAGATCGCTACCGATTACAACGTGCTCGGAATCGCTTATGATAGGTGGCGGATCAACGTGCTACTGAAAGCGTTCGAGAGGTTGGGCATCGAAACGTGCAGAGGCGATGAGGATGGTGGCGGAATCAGGTTCGTGGAATGGGGGCAGGGGTTCAAGGATATGGCGCCTGCCGTAGACGCATTGGACAAAGCGGTGGCCGCGCGCACGCTCAATCACCCGAACCACCCGGTGCTGACCTGGTGCTTTTCCAATGCCGTCGCCACAACAGACCCGGCCGGCAACCGCAAACTGGACAAGAGCAAAGCGCGGTTTAGGATCGACGGCGCGGTAGCGACAGTGATGGCACTCGGACTCAAGGCGCGCGACATGCAGGAGGATGACCCGCTGGACGAATTCCTCGACTTTCTGGTATCCGCGTAATGGCCTGGACGCCCGCCGACGGCTATTTCGGCACACTGCTGGCGGCCCTGTTCGGCCGTGCATCCCGACGTGTCGAGGGCCGGCAGGACAGCGGCGGCGCATCTGGCGTAGGTGGCGGGCGCGTGATTGGCCCGGATGCTGCGCTCAGCCTATCTGCTGTATGGGCGTGCGTGAAGCTGGTATCCGAGGCGGTCGGCGCCATGCCGGTGCGCGTGTGGCGGGTGTCGCCGGACGGATCGCAGGAGCCTGAAACAGGGCACTGGATTTACAGTTTGCTCAACGAGGCGCCAAACCAATACCAGACGCGCAACGAGTTTTTCGAGACCGTCGTGATCAATCTGATGTTGGCGGGGAACAGCTACTGCGTGAAGCAGATGGGCAACAACGGCCGCGTGTTGTCCCTGCTGCCGATGATGGCATCGCAGACGGAAGTGCAGTGGAGCCGCGGCCAGGAGAGGCGGTATCTGTTCACCGACGGCGCCAATGTGGCGGCCTATGGCCAGTCCGCCGTGTGGCACACGATGCTGATGCCGAGCAACGGAATCATTGGCCTATCGCCGCTGCAATACGGCGCGCGCACCATGGGCATTGCCACGTCGGCCGAGGAGCGAGTCAACACACTGGCGGCCAACGGCTTCAAGCCCACCGGCGTGTTGATGATCGACAAAACCCTGAAACCCGAGCAACGCGACGCCGTGCGCGCGCAGTACGCATCACTGGCCGAGGGCGAGGGAGATCCACTCAAAGTCCTGGAAGCGGGAATGACGTACCAACAGGTGAGCATCAGCCCGCGCGATGCCCAGCTGCTGGAGTCGCGCCGGTTCGCCATTGAGGACATCGCCAGGTTCTACGGCGTGCCGTCGGTGCTGATCAATGACACGTCGGCAACGACGGTGTGGGGTTCTGGGATTGGCGAAATCAAAGAGGGCTTCTACGCGCTGAATCTGCGGCCGCTGCTTGAGCGCCTTGAATCGTCGCTGTCCCGGTGGCTGTTGACGATGGACGAACGGCGTAGAATCGCGATCGAGTTTGACTTTTCGTCGCTGCTGCGCGGTAATGAGTCGCAGCGTGTGGAGAC